GGGACCTCACGGGTATCTAGTACTCTGTGGCATATTGCGACCTGAAACTTGTGTCATTAAATTAATAATTGAATGAACAAATCACTCTTTCTCACTACAGCTGCTTGCTTCGGTATTCCAGCCCGGAAGGCTGGAGCACTTTTCTCAGAATTGAAAACCTGGGAAGTAAGTTCAGGGATAAAATTCGTTGTGAAACGAATGAAGACCCTTAAAACTATCTTATTAGGTAGTAGGATTGTTAATCCCGATTCTAATTACCTCGTAGGTCCATGGGGCCATCTTGTTTCGGATGGCTCGGTGTCCCTATCGAATAGATTAAACATGATTCATGTTTATCTCTATTATGTGGCTTCAGAAATGTCTGAGGAGCAACTCGATAAATTTTATCAATCTATGGAGTCTGCTGATAGTACAGGAACAATGGTTACACCGACTGAGACAGCCATCAAATGGCTTAACAAAGTCTGTGTTAAAGGGAGAACCTTAAAACCAAAGCCATACCTAGATAGATCCCGATCTTCACAGAAGGGGTTACCAAGGATTCCTAATTGGGAAGCCTATCAGGTTGACAAGACATACCATTCTCATGGGGTGTCAGGAGCAACCGAGACAGATTTATCAATGGATTTGGCTATGGCGGTCGATTCACCAATTTGGCCACTGCTCACTTGGGCATCTGGATTTACCAATGGCTTTATCGACAAGCGATTATTCCAACTAGCATCTGCTTCTTCAAGCAAAGGCTGGACCAATAACAGTAAAAGAACTGCACACCACTATGTGGGTGCTCTTGGTTATATCCAAGAACCTGGTTTGAAATTACGCGTTGTTGCCAACCCGATTAGAGTTGGACAGTCGTTTCTCGACCCTCTAAAGGATATCCTTTTGGACACCCTTAAACAGGTCGACGCCGATTGTACCTTTGACCAAGAGAAAGGCATTCGTCAAGTACAAAGCTGGCTTAAGAACAAAAGAGTTGTATACTCTGTTGACTTAGCTGATGCTACAAACTTGTTTCCTTGGCATTACCAGTCTGAGGTCATGAATGTTGTTCTGGAAAAGAACAAGACCGATAAAGACTTGAACGGTGCAAACCGTGTTACAGCAATTACCAAATTCATGGAATTGTATGTAAAAGGCGTATGGGCCACCCCTCATGGGGATAAACGGTTCACAAGGGGTCAACCCTTGGGACTCGGACCCTCCTTTCCACTTTTCGCACTTTCACACCACGTTCTTTTACAAGAATGTGGAGCGAAACCTGGAGACTACGTTATACTTGGGGACGATATTTGCATATCGAATACTCAGGTGTACACGGAGTACAGGAAGAAACTTCTCTTATTAGGCTGCAAAGTCTCAGAAGACAAGTGTCTTACGTCTAGTCTCTTAGCAGAATTCGGAGGCAAGATAATTACTTCTAAATCCGTAACGTCCAAATACAAATGGACCCCTATTAGGGATCACAATGTGATGGATGTGCTAAGAGTCTTCGGACCTTCGGTTTTACCGATGGTCCCGAGATCACTCCTAGATGTTGTGCCCACGCTATGTACTCTTCCAAGGTACATGGGTGGGTGTGGGTGGATTCCAACTGGTGCTTATGCCCAATTGGTTTCACCTGTCCTACGGGAACGGCTGATGAACCGTACCGAGGAACTCCTACCGTTGCCATCGACTGCTAAACACATTCGATTTAGAACAACGGCTGCACAACACTTTGCTAAGGCGGTCCAGACCGATAGTAGATTGGATTTCCTTTCTATTATCAAGGGTATGGCAGGATTCTTTGAAGGGTTTACACCTAGTGGTGTACCCATTCCTCCGAATGACCTAAAACCGCCTCAGTTTCTAGAAGATTATTACATACCCGGTGCAGACCGGGAGGTAATTTCATCTAATAGATTAGTGAAACTCGCTAAGCAGCTAACAGTGG